GACTGTAGATTATATTAGGAATGGAATCATCAAAGCAAAAGCAAACATCAAAGAACTTAAAAAAAGAGGAACTGTCATTGATGAGATTTACATTATAGGTTTAGGAGACTTAATTGAAAACTGTTGGGGATTCTTTGACCATCAAGCATTCAATGTAGAACTCACAAGAACAGAACAAGAACAAGTGGCTCGGCTAATGGTGTTAGAAGTTCTGGATGGATTACTTGCACTAGCTCCAAATATTATTATCGGTGGAGTTGCTGGTAATCATTCAGAGTACAGAAGTGCTAAAGGTCAAGTTGCAACAACAAGATTAGATAATTCAGATGTAACAATCTTTCAAATAATCGGTGAAGTTATAAATGGCAGAGAGCGTTACAAGCATGTGAAGACAGTTATACCTAATGAGTTTTATTTATTATTAGAGATTAAAGGTAAGCGTGTCGGATTTTATCATGGACATATTTCTGGTGGTGGAGCAGGAGCTGAAGGTAAGCTAATCAAGTGGTGGTCTAATCAAGCTATGGCTCGACTACCAATGAGCAGTGCAGACATCTTAATCACAGGACATTTTCATCACTTAAGAGTTTTAACTGAGCGTGGAAGAACTTGGATTCAATCTCCAAGTCTTGATACATCTACAGAATTAGAAGCAAGATTAGGATTAACAACATCTCATGGAATATTAACATTCACTGTCAGCTCTGCTGGATGGGATAATTTAAGAATTTTATAACAATTATCAATCCATGATTTATAATAAAGACTATGAATAACATAGTTGCTATTGAAAATGATGGAACGAAAGTTCGTTTCTTAATTAAAAATGGAGACCACTTTGTATATCAAAATATACCAAGAGGGATTATGAGCGTGATAGGAGAACAGAATGATAACACAATTACTATTAAGCTCAACGATAAGCTGTCTAATCTCGCTCAACTCTCCAGTTGATTATCACTTTCAACAAATAATTTGTGAGCATAAAAAAGTATCACATCAAATTAATCATGTGGTGGCTTGGCATCCCTATGTCGAAGAATACTTTAAACCAGAAGACAGAGTACAAGCACTCAGAATAATTTTTTGTGAAAGTTCTGGAAGACCTAATGTCATTGGAAATAATACTAATGGAACTCAAGATGTTGGTGGATGGCAATTTAATGACAAGACATGGGCTTGGTTGAAAGGTAAACTAAAATTTAAAGGAGATAGAACTGAGATGCTTCTATCTACTAGGATTGCAAGTTGGCTTGTTTACAATGATGGTTGGCATCACTGGAACTCAAGCAGACATTGTTGGGAGACAGATGATAGATTTTATAAATGGTTTAAATAAATTCTGGGAAGCATTCTACATTTGCACAGTGACACTTTTATTGTATTGGGGTGCTATGGAGTTTAGAAAATGATTTACACCTTAGATGAAATAATATTAGATGATTTAGATGAGGAGTTAGAAATTGAAAAAAAACTTTCTTGAAATTCTAGAAATAATACTTGATGAAATTATAAATGCACTCAACGAATGGAGACATAACATACTCCTAAAACTTTATGAATATGAAGAAGAAGAATAATATTGAATGGCAACCAGATGAAACCTATTCTGATTACAAAAGAAGAAAACATTCTGGATGGAGTGGAACTGGACAACCAAACTCTCAGACAGCTGAGCGTGGTAAGTGTTCTAAAACAAACATTGAAAAATATAAATGTAAATGTAGAGCTTGTATCAACAGAAGGAATCAAGCTAAAGGTAGAAGAAAACAAAACTTAGCAAAGAAAAAACTCGGCATTGAAGCTAACAGATATGGAAGTAGAGATGCACACGAAGAGAACTGGATGACTGGACTTAGAGTAGAAGTTAAATCTGGAAAGCAAGTTAATCCATTATCTACAGTATTTTATAAATCTAAACAACAATCAGATGCTTCTCATAAAGCTATTGGCACTGGGAGTAAACCATTTATCCAAGTATCTATGCCAGATAACTCTACTAAAGGCATTGTGAGCTTCGAAATAGATGAAGTAGAGAATGTAGCTGTAGAAATATTAAAGAACTTTGGTTACGAATTTGGCGATTAATACTATTATTGTTATTACATGAATGAGAACAACAGAAATTTTTTCGGATTAAAGAAAAAAAATAAGTTTGAAGATAAAGAAGTAATAGACAAATTGGTCTTTGCTTTAGAGAATGCATCCTATATTGAAGATGCTTGTGCTTATGCAGGTATAGATTCATCAACATTCAGAAGATGGAGAGATAGAGCAGAAGCTGGAGAAATAGTCTTTGAGAACATCTTTAAAAGAATAAGAGATGCTGAAGCTATATGTAAAGTAGAAATGCTTAGGACTATTAAAGTTGCTGGAGAAGAAGGCAACATAAGAGCATTGCAATGGATTATGGAAAGAAAATATCCTTCTCAGTTTGGTGAGACTTCTAAATTACAAATCAATACTGAAGAAGTAATTGAACTTGATATGAAGTGGGCAGATGGTGAGTTATATTCGGATTTCCAAGATGCTGAGCTCATAGAAGAACCAGTTATGCACGATATGCACGAAGAAGAGCAGGAAAAAAAAGAAGATGTTAAGATGGATAATCATGAATGATGCGGAAATGCCAGATATTAACCAAGAGTTTGTAGATATAGTTATGAACAATGGTTTCGACTTTGACTTTAAACAGTATGAAGAGACAACAATGGATGCTCCGATACAAGATATTACATTTGAGAATATTATGCCCCAGATGTATTTCATCACTCCAGTTAATCCATCTAACCTAACAGCTCTGTTTAAAGAGTTCATAGAATGGCTTGATGGTGATGAAGACAGATTTCAATTCTAAAAAACTAACTAGGACAGTCAGATATGATGTCACTCTTCCTTATCTGCATCCAGCTCAAGCACAAGTAGCTAAATCTAAAAAGAGATTCAGAGTATTGGTTGCTGGTCGTAGATTCGGTAAGACTAGATTAGGAACGCTTCTTTGTTTGGCTAAAGCTATGGAAGGCAAGAATGCTTGGTGGGTTGCTCCAACTTATGCAATGGCAATGGAAGGATGGAAAACAATCAGACAAGTGGGAGCTGACTATGGTATGGAGATTAAAGAATCGGAGAAAACAATTTATACAAAAGCAGGTGGCTTCGTTACTGTAAGAACCGCAGATAATCCAGATAGACTTCGTGGTGCTGGTCTTGACTTCATTGTATTAGATGAGTGTGCCTTTATTAAAGAGCAGACATGTAAAGAAGTTCTAAGACCTACGCTTACTGAGAGAAAAGGTGGAGCTTTGTTTATTAGTACACCTAAAGGATTTAACTGGTTCTCTAAGATTTATGAAGAAGCTGAAAAGAAAGATGACTGGGATAGGTGGCAATTTCCTACTGAAGCTAATCCTAGAGTTGATATAAAAGAACTTGAGACTGCAAAGAAGGAGATAGGTTCATTCTTATACTCTCAAGAATATGATGCTCAGTTTGTTGAGCAGTTCGGTGGCTTGTTTAAAAAAGAATGGTTCAGATACTACACCAAATACAACTCACAAGAATTTAATGATGATGGTAACTATCACAATGTAACTTATGTCAAAACCAAAGACTCAGTAGTTAAGCAAAGTGATTTACGAATATTGTCAACAGTTGACTTAGCAACAAGTACTAAAGAGTCTGCTGACTATACAGTTGTAACAACTATTGGAGTTGATAAGGATAATAATGTCTTTGTATTAGATGTTGTAAGAGATAGATTAGAAGCTCCAGATGTACTAAAGTTATTAGAACAAGTAAATGAAAAGTGGAAACCAGAACTATTTGGAATAGAGAGAGCTGGATATCAACTTGCATTGATACAAATTGCAAGAAGACAAACTAACATTCCTATTGTAGAACTAAAAGCAGATAGAGATAAACTCTCCAGAGCTTTACCTTTATCGGCTAAGATGGAATCTGGAATGGTGTTCTTTCCTAACGATAGTTTGTGGTACTCTGAATTGGAAAAAGAGTTGCTACAGTTTCCAGCTGGAGAGCATGATGACCAAGTAGATAGCTTGGCTTATGCCATTTTACAGGTAGCAAGGAAGGCAAAGTTAATAGCTTACTAAGGAGAGCATGGCAGAACGAAGAACATTTAGAGAAGTTATATTCGGCACAACAGAAACTAAAAGAAGTACAGGATTAGATTTCTTAAGAGAGAATACAGGTGTAAGAAAGAACTCATCTTATATTCTTGGACAGAACACATCAGCTGGAGATTACAATCTTAGTGGTCTTGGTAATGGTGCATCCAACTCAGCAGTCGTTGCTTGTCTTCAGATACTAGGTTTATCTTTCTCAGAAGCAACACTCATGGTTACCTTCAAAGATGATGAAGGAATGAAAGAAGAGATTCCTAATCATCCATTCGCAGACTTAATGAGAAGACCAAATCCATTTATGTCTGGAGATGTGATTCAGCAATACATAATAAATGCAATGCATGTCTCTGGTGATGCATATCTTCTCAAGCAAAAGAATAATGCTGGAGAACTTGTTGCTCTTTATCCATTGATGCCAGAGAATGTTGAAGCAAAAGGAACAGCTGAACAACTTATAACACATTACATCTATGAGATGGATGATGGCAAAGTACAGCTAGAGAATACAGATGTAGTACATTTTAAATTAGGTTTAGATTCACAAGACCACAAAAAAGGATTTGCTCCACTTAAAACAGTTCTGAGAGAAATCTATGGAGATGAGTCTGCTGGTCAGATGGCTACAGCTCTTCTTGCAAACTCTGGAGTACCTTCAATAATGATTTCACCGAAAGATGATTATGGTCTTACTGATGAAGAAGCTCAGCAGATTACAAAGACATATCAATCTAAAGTTGGTGGTAAGAATAAAGGTAAACCATTAATCTTATCTGGCTCTATGAATGTAGAGAAGTTATCCTTCTCACCTAAAGATTTAGATATAGGACAACTAAGAACCATTCCAGAAGAAAGAATATCAGCAGTACTTGGAGTACCAGCTATTCTTGCTGGACTCGGAGCTGGGTTGCAACATGCAACTTATAACAACACTTCAGAACTTAGAGAGTTCTTTACAGAACAGAAGCTCATTCCATTATGGAAAATGATTGCAGAAGAATTAACACAACAAGTCTTACTTGCTAATTATGAATCAGCTCAATCAATATCTGCTGAATATAATTTAACAGAAGTGAGAGCTCTTCAGCAAGATGAGACTGATATGTACAACAGATTAAATATTGGAGTACAAGGTGGATGGATTACAGTTGCAGAAGCTAGAAAACAAATAGGACTTCCAGTAAATGATTCGCAAGAAGTTTACTTACTTCCAAATACAGTAATGCAAGTACCAGCAAATATGGAAGTACCAGAACCAGTTGCTGAGAACGAACCACCAAAACCAGAAGAGACACCAGAAGTTATTACAGAAGATATCGAAGAGAATGTTGAGAAGAGTTATAAAAGATTTGAAGAGAAGGTCATTGAGAAGATAGGAAATCAGTTTTGTGTTATTGCTGAAGACACTGGCAAGAACATGGGATGCTATCCAACTTTAGAATTAGCTGAAGCTAGGTTAGAACAGATTTCAAGATTTAGTGAGAATCCTAAAGAGATGATTGCTAAAGATACATTCACAACTGAAGAAGAGGCAGAAGCAAGAGCTCAAGAAATTGGTTGTGAAGGAACTCATACAATGAACCAAGATGGCGAGACAGTCTATATGCCATGTTCAACTCATGATAGATATAACGAATTGACAGAATCTTCTTATGCAACAGACTGAAGTTAAGGTCTCTAAAAGAATAGAAAAGATTCTTAAGGACAAAGTAACAGAGCATAATAAAGATAATCCAAAGTACAGAGCAACTCTTGGAATGCTTAAAGCAGTATTTAGAAGAGGAGTTGGAGCTTACAATACAAATCCAAGTTCAGTCAGACCTACAGTAACTTCATCAGACCAATGGGCATTGGCAAGAGTAAATGGATTCTTGTATGCATTAAGGAATGGTAAATTCAAGAGAGCAAAGTATGATACTGACCTTCTACCTAGTAACCATCCTTTAAGTTCAAAGAAAAGTTTTGATGGTAAAGCTGTTGGTAATGTACCTAGTTACATTCGAGCTAATGCAAGAAGAGGATTAGACAGTCTTGAGTTTGCTGGTGATGGTCTAACTGATAAAACTAAAAGAGAAGCTAGAGAGATGGCTAACGGAAATATATCTGAAGGAAAAGCAATTCGCATGAATGCTTGGTTCTTGAGACATGTATCTGATTTAGAATCTCCAAGAGCCAATGAGTATTTAAGAGGTGAAGGAAAAATGACCGCTGGGCAAGTGGCATGGTTGCTCTGGGGTGGTTCATTAGGTAGTAAAGGAAGAATGAAAGCACAACAATGGGCAGAGAGACAAGTTGCAAGATTAGAAAGAGAAAAGAACTTTGCATCTGCTAGAGAGCTGATAGAGAGAAGAAGTCTATTAAGAGAAGCAAAGTGGGATGTAAGACTAAACCGCTTTAGGACAAAACAATCTAAGGATTCAATGTATGACCAATTTGATGAGTTACTCGGTAATTGGGATTTTGCATTGGCTAGACAGTACTACGGTCTATTGGATGCTCAAAGAAAAACCATAGACAAGTTCTTAGCTGAGAACTCTCCTACGATTGTCGGAGTGCAAGGTCTAGTCAATTTTCAGATAGATAAGACAACAAAGCAATGGCAAGAAGATTTAGTGGATGTATATCAATCCATGACAGTTGACTTTGCATATCTTCAGACTGGGTTCTTACTGCCAGATGAAAAAGCTGATGACAATTATGTCTTTACTACAACTGAGCAAGAAAGAATTACAAGAGCAAGAAGAAGGAAACCTAGAAAAGAAATCATTGAAGAAGGATTCTATCCTAGAAGAAGAGGCGGTGCTCAGCTCCCTATAGATAGACAAGCATTCAATAAGAAGTCTGCAAAGTTTGTGCAGGACAGATTAGATAATTTATTACCAGATATGGCTAAG